AACGTAATCAAATTAAGGGCGGATTAGAAAAATTAAGGAAGGATACTCTTCACTTAGAAAAAAAAGAATACGCATCCGCTACTGTTTATGGTTCTGCTTCCATTGCTACATTGCTGCCTACATTTGTTGAATATTTAGACGAAAGAAAAAACGATAGAAAATTAGCAGCAGTTAAAGGAGCTGGTCATCTTATTGGCTTACTTCCTTATTTGTTTGCACTCGATACAGACGCACAAGCTGTTATTGCAGCCAAACTTACATTTGATAAAGTATTTTCTCCACGTAGAAAAAACCAATTAGTTGTTAGTGTTACTGATTCAATAGGAAGTGCTATCGAAGCTGAATGTCAAATGCAATATTACGAGCGATTAGCCCCACCATTATTTGCTGCATTAAAAGAAACTTATTGGCATCAAGCTAAAGGTACTGAGTACAAGCGTAAGTCCATGCAAACCATAATGAATAAGCATGACATTATTCCTTGGCGACCTTGGACAAGAGAATGGAAAGTAAAATTAGGAGGATTCTTATTAAACTGTCTAGCACGATCATCTGGTTGGTTTGAAAGTGTAGAGAAAAAGATTGGTAATAGATCAGATGCATACGTAATAACAACAGATGAATTTAATAAACACAAGGAAGAGATAGTTAGGATTACAGAATTGTTTAGTCCACTAACTAAACCAATGCTGATTGAACCACGTGATTGGACTACTTTGGATGATGGAGGATATTATCTAAATCAACTTACTAATTGCCATGAAATGGTGAGAAGAGGGGTACCGTTACGTATACAGGGGAAAACAACTTACGACTTTTTAAACCAAATACAAAAGGTAAAATACAGACTTAATGACTTCATAGTTGGAGTTGCTAAAGAGTTAGAAGAAAAAGAAATTGAAGTAGGAAAATTTCGTCCTGTTATTAATCATCCAATACCTCCAAAACCAGCTGACTTTGATACTAATAAAGATAGTAAAAAGCAATGGAAGAGAGATGCTGCAATAGCCCATAACAAAAACGCTAACGAATGGAGAATATCTTGCCGAACTAGAATGACAATGAATTGTGTCAGAGAGTTTGAAGGAAAAGATTACTACATACCATGGTCGTTTGATTATCGCGGACGAGCTTACCCTATACCTAGTTTCTTAACTCCACAAGACACTGACTTTGGTAAAAGTTTACTGAGGTTTAGTGAAGAGTCAGAGATAACTGAAGACGGGATGAAGTGGTTAGCTTTTCAAGTAGCTACTACTTATGGTCTTGATAAAGCGACTATGGAGGAGCGGTTAGCTTGGCCGAGTAAGCATGAGAATATAAAACTTATACAACGAGTAGCTTTAGATCCAATAAATAACATTGGAGATTGGGAAACTGCTGACGAACCTTGGCAATTTCTTGCTGCTTGTCATGAGTATTATGAATGTCTTGTAGAACGTAAGACGACTACAGGATTACCCGTGGCAACCGATGCAACATGCTCAGGTCTACAGATACTGGCTGGTCTAGCTAGGGATAAGTCCACAGCACGTTTGGTTAATGTAATACCAAGCGATAAACCTCAAGATGCATATCAAGTTATAGCTGATAAGAGTCGTCCTCACATACCTGAAAGGTTACGTTCTTACTGGGATAGAAAAAAAACTAAGCGTTGTGTAATGACCATACCCTATAACGCCAAGCCTTTTAGTAATAGACAATATATCAGGGATGCTTTTAAAGATATAGATATTGAGGTAGAGAAAGAAGAACTAACACAAATAGTTCAAGCGGTCAGGAACGCAATGGAAGTTGTTGTCCCGGGACCGATGAAAGTAATGCGATGGATAGAGCAAGAAGTAAGTAAAGCTATTAAAAATGGAGCTAAAGATTTGTCTTGGGTTACACCTTCGGGTTTCAGAGTAACTCAGAGGTTAATGAAACAAGATTGGAAAAGAATAGAACTCAAATTATTTGGTACTACCAATTTGAGAGTTAGTATTCCAGATCAAGAATTAGGTGTTGACCTCGCTCATCACAAGAACGCAACTGCACCAAACCTAATACATTCATTAGATGCAAGTTTGCTACATTTGTCTGCAACAAGATTTGATGCACCAATAAGTTTGATACACGATAGTGTCCTATGCAGAGCTACAGATATGACTTTTCTTTCTACGTTAGTTCGTGATACTTACATGCACCTATTTGCAGAGCATGACTTTTTAAAAGACTTTGCCCAAGCTATTGGAGCAGAGACTGAACCACCGATTATCGGGGACCTTCAACCGTCCGAGGTAATTGAATCCACTTATTTTTTCTGTTAATGAAAAACATACACGTAACAAAAGATCCTGTAACCCTTGAAGGTTATCAGGCGATATTAAAACCAAGTAAATTTGGCTATTCTCTTAAGGCTGTAGTAGGTCAGGAGGTAGTTGATGCGCTTGAGACTGAAAGAGCTGACTGTCTTAAATGGGCAGAGTCAAAGCTGAAGAACCCAAAGAGATCTACTTGTAGACCTGAGCCTTGGGAAGAAGTAGCTGATGGTAAATTTATAATCAAGTTTTCATGGGCTGAGGATAAGAGACCCCCTGTAGTTGATACAGAAGGAACACCTATAACTAACGAGGACACACCAGTATATGAAGGCTCCAAAGTTAAGCTTGGCTTTCATCAAAAGCCTTATATACTGCGCGATGGCGTTACCTACGGTACTAGTCTTAAGCTATCGGGTGTACAAATCGTCAGTATTCAATCCGGTGCTGGAGTGGATACAGGAGATCTGGACGAAGATGGCGTAGCAGATTTGTTTGGTAAAACAGCTGGATTTAAAGCTGATGATCCAAACGTTACTCCATCAGAAGAAGTTGTACCTCCACTTGACGATGACTTCTAATGTTCAAATCAGGATTAGAGGAAAAAGTCTCTGATCTTTTATGTGAGTTAGGTGTTGATTACGAATATGAAGGTAAAAGTTTTGCATATACTATTCAACACCAATACACACCTGATTTTGTTCTACCCAACGGAGTTGTGCTAGAAACGAAAGGATATTGGCGACCAGAAGATAGACGAAAAGTTCGACAAGTAATTTTTGAGAACCCAGATATAGATCTACGTATGGTCTTTCAAGACCCCTATAAAAAAATTAGTAAAAAATCAAAGACAACCTACGCAAAGTGGTGTCAGAGATATGGAATTAAATGGTGTGCTTTTCACGCCATACCTATTGATTGGCTTACATGACAGAAAGCGAATTTATAAAACACGAACCATGTCCCGACTGTGGCTCATCCGATGCACTAGCTGTATATACGGATGGGCATACCTTTTGTTTTAGTTGTCAAACTAGAACAGCAGGGCATGGACAAGAATCAAAACAACCCATGCAAACAAATGTTAATTTCAAAGGATCAGCCCAAAGGCTGCAAAAACGAAGAATTAGCCAAGCAACCTGTGAGAAATACAAAATCTACAGAGATGAGGCACACTTACGCTTCCCTTATTTCGATGGCTCTGGACGCTTACAAGGATTCAAGACAAAAGACAAATTAAAAAACTTTAAATATGAAGGAATTTCCACTGACACCTTATTTGGTCAGCATTTATTCCCTAGTACTGGTAAA